CCTTGCTACTACAAAAAAGATTATCCAGAATGGTCGGATAGAGGGGATGGTCCAGGAGCACCTGTGGCAATTCACCTACCGAACAGCGCGGTAATCGCTACAGGTAAGAGAGATGGCTCAAAGATTAGATTGCCTAATGGTAATTATCTTGAAGAGACTGCATCTTACTATGTAATGATTGAGACAAAGACAGGTGGTTATACTCCTGCTTTGATCACAATGAAATCAACTCAATTAAATGTCAGTAAAAAATGGAATTCTATGATGAAAACCATACAAATTGCTGATGGCAAGGGTGGATTTGCTATCCCTCCTATGCACGGAGTTGTGTATAATCTAGCATCTACGCTACAAAAGAACGATAAAGGTTCTTGGTATGGCTGGGTTGTTACACAGGACAGAATTTTAGGACAAGAAGATAAGGCTTTGTACTTAAGTGCAAAAGACTTTTCTGGAAATGTATCTAAAGGGACCGTTCAAACAAAAGCTGATGTGGAAGAGAAAGTATCGGATTCAACTCCGTACTAAATTAATATTGGGGGAAGGCAACTTCCCCCTTTACAAAGAATTGAGAAATGATAATGAACAAATTTAAATCAATATTTTTAGGATTAGAAATCGCTTATGGACAATATCAACCCGGTGAGCGAGGCAGCAACGGAAAGCAACAAGGCAAAGCTTTTATTGTTCGTCAAGACGTCACCGATGAACTCTGGACAAATCACCTTGAAGGAAAAGGCGCAGCCTTGGGCATCATCCCCATTACGGAGAACAATGATTGTAGGTGGGGGTGTATTGATATTGACGAATATAACTTTGATCATACTAGCCTCGTTAAAAGTATTCGGGATCATAAACTTCCTCTCATAGTCTGCCGTAGTAAATCTGGCGGAGCACACGTATTTTTATTTACCAAAGAAAACATTCCTGCATCTTTGATGCAATCAAAATTAAAAGAGATGTCAGTCATACTTGGGTATGAAGGATCAGAAATATTTCCAAAACAAACAGAAATTTTAGTGGATCGTGGGGACACTGGAAACTTTTTAAACTTACCCTACTACAATGAGATGAAAGGACTACGTTATGCTATCAACGATAATGGCGCCGGTTGTTCACTTGAAGAATTTTATCAGCTCTATGATAAATTTGTTTGTACCAAAGAGACAGTCGAAGCAATCAAAACAGAAAAGAAAAAAATAGAAGAAGCATTTCCTGGAGGTCCACCTTGTTTAAATAAACTTGCAACAACAGGTTTTGGTGAAGGTTCCAGGAACAATGCACTATTTAACATAGCAGTTTATTATAAACAATCATCACCAGATACTTGGGAAGATGAAATTGTAAAAGCAAATATGAAATTTATGGAACCACCATTAAGTAATAGTGAGGTTCAACAATTAATTAAATCAGTCAATCGAAAAGGTTATGATAAGTATAGATGTAAAGATGCACCCATCAATGCAGTATGTCAGTCTGGTTTGTGTAGAACAAAAAGATTTGGTGTAGGATTTGGTGAAGAAGAAATGCCTGTACTAGGTAGTCTTACAAAGTATGCATCATCACCACCACAATGGTTTTTAGATGTAGATAAAAAAAGAATAGAACTAAAATCAGAACAACTTTATAGTCCAAACTTATTCGCGTTGGCGTGTTTAGATCAAGCAAACCTGGTAGTACCAATACCGAAACCAAAAGATTGGAAACAACATTTTTTAAAACCTATGATGCAGGGGCTACAAGAAGTAGAACCATTAGAGTCTTTGAATCCAATGAATGAACTTACAGGACTCTTGCAAGATTGGACAACAAATAGACAATCAGCAAGAACAATTGATGATGTATTTAACAAACTACCATACACAGATGAGAAAAGAGAATACACATACTTTAGAATGGAAGACTTTTATAATTTTTGTAAACGAAATCATTGGGAGAAAGATAAGAATCAAACAGGTAATTTAATTAAAAGATTAGATGAATTTGTAGGAGAGGAGAGAGTAAGAATAAAGAAACAACAACCAAGACTAATTAAGATTAAAACAATGAAGCAAACAGAAGCTTCTGTTTCTAAAACACCATATCAACAAGAAGACTTTTAATGTTTGATAGAGATGTAGGCCCTAATTGGCATTTAAGATTGAGGTTGAAGATAGAAGAACTACAAGAACGAGTCGACTATCTAAATATGAAGAACAGATTATTAAGAAATAAATTAAGGAAATATGAAAACAATAATATTAGGACCACCGGGAACGGGAAAGACAACGACACTATTAAATCTAGTTGACCAGTTTATACAAGACGGAGTTAGACCAAAACAGATAGGTTATTTTTCTTTCACTAAAAAAGCTGCAACGGAAGCAGCATCGAGGGCCGCGGATAAGTTTGGCCTGGACATAGATAATGATTTAAGTTACTTTAGAACATTACACTCATATGCATTTAATCAAGTAGGTATGACGAGAGAAAAAATGATGGGTAGCGAAGACTACAAAGAGTTTGGTGAGAAGTGTGGTATACCAATTAAGGTAGCAAGATTCTCTGAAGGTGATGGTACGTTTAATTCAGACAATGAATATCTTACAATAATAAATACAGCAGCAGTTAAAAGAATAGATCTATTAGAGTATTATGATTCTAGAAAAAATATACTAGACATAGAACGAAACACATTATTTTTATTAGCAGAAGAATTAAAAAGATTTAAAAAAGAAAAAGGTTTGAAAGATTTTAATGATTTACTAGAAGATTATATTGCAAAAGAAAAACATAATAAGTTTGAAGTATTATTTATAGATGAAGCACAAGACTTATCTTTGTTACAATGGGAAATGGTAAGAAAGATGTGGAGTCGTGCAGAGAAAACTTATATTGCAGGTGATGATGACCAGGCTATATTTAAGTGGGCTGGTGCAGATGTGGATCACTTCATTGCACTCAAAGAAGAAGTAGATGATATACAAACATTAGATCAATCTTACAGGATTCCTGGCGGACCCATACACGAACTATCACAAAAGATAATTGGTCAAGTACAAAACAGATTTGATAAAAATTATAAACCTAGAGAAGAACACGGAGTTTTAAAAAGATATTATGATATTACGCAGGTAGATATGTCAGAAGGTAATTGGTTAGTCTTATCTTCTGCAAATCATTTTTTAGATTCTGTAAAAGAAGTATGCGAACTTCGAGGTTGGTACTATCAATTTAAAGGACGTAACTCTATACCACTTAAACTATTGTTAGCATTAAACAATTGGGAAGCTTGGCGTAAAGGTGCACAATTAAATCACCTGGAGATAAAAAACATATACGAATACCTAGGATCAAATGTACTAGAAGGATTTAGAAAAGGTAAAACATTACACGCAGATCAAAAATATTTAATTACAGAATGTAAAGCTGAACACGGTCTAGTTACAGACAATGTTTGGTACGAAGCATTTGAAGGACTAGATCCTATGACAGAGAATTACATTCGTAATATGAGGGCGAATGGTGAAACATTAAATAAAAATCCTCGTATAATAATGTCAACAATACACGGAGCGAAGGGAGGAGAAGCAGACAAAGTTTTATTGATGCAAGATATAACGAACGCGGCGCTTGAAACAATGAGTTATGATCCAGATGAATTACATAGATTATTTTATACTGGTGCAACAAGAGCGAAGCGTGAATTACACGTGCTAGATCCAAGAGACTTTGACAGAGCTTATATATTATGAAAATACCAAAACAACATAAACAAAATACCAGAGAAGAGAGACAAATAATACAAGATGCGTTTATGAAAAGTCGTCATAGTTTTTTAGATGACTATGATAAACATCAAAAAATAATAGAAGACAATTTTCCTTTGTATGCAAAAGATGAAACTCAAGTTCCTTGTTTATTAACAATGGATATTATTTATAATTCAAAAGGTCATATGACAGAGAAAGGATTTTTAGCTTATAAAGCTTTTGTTCAAGATGTATTGGATGGTTGGAAACCTCCTGTAAAATTTGAAGTTATTAAAGGAGGAAAAAATGACAAATAAAGAATTATTTAAAGGAACAACATATGATAGTTTAGAAAAGCAGGTCGGCGGGAAGCATTATAAAAATTTTCGCATACAGCCAGCACACTTTATAAACGAAAACAAGTTGCTTTTTGCAGAAGGCAACGCTATAAAGTATATCTGTAGACATCAATCTAAAGGAAAAGAAGAGGACGTGAAGAAGGCAATACACTATTTAGAAATGATATTGGAAAGGGACTATTCGTGAGAAGTACCCAGATCCCATTG